GCATTTAGTGGGTCAATAATAAATCGTTTTACTGGGTCTAAAATACTTTGACAGGGTGGGTCAAATTAGTGTGGCTTTTCCACCTTTGGCGTAGCGCACAAAAACAGGCTATTAAAGACCGTGAGCGTGCTAAGATTGAAGCAATTTCAAAACGTGGTGATGCTCTTGATATCCTGAAAAATTATGGTTTTTATCAAGAAAATAACTGCATATTTTCTAATAATGGCGTACAGTGGAGCAATTTTATCATGAAACCTCTTTTTCACATCAAGGACCCTTACAATTCAAAGCGTCTTTATAAACTTACGAATGTCAATAGAGAAGAGGTTCTTATCGAAATGAAAGAGGCTGAAATGTACTCCTTGCAGAATTTCCGTGAGCGCGTTGGCTCAATGGGCAATTTCAGGTGGAAGAGTGGGCCTGTAGAACTTAATGCGCTCGGTGACTTCCTCTATGATAATACGGAAACTGCAGAAGAAATCAAACAATTAGGTTGGAATAAGGCTGGCTTTTTTGTCTGGGGAAATGGCATATTTAATGAGGGCAAATTCGTTGCTGTAGACGATTATGGCATCTGCAGGCTTGATAAGTATAATGAAGAGGGACAACTTGCTGGTACTGTGAATTACTATCTTCCTGCAATGTCAAAAATATATTCTGATAGAAAGGATATGTTCAAATTTGAGAGGCTTTTCTCTAATCGTGAGAATCATTCAAGTGTGACACTACCTAACTACTGCAAGATGATGTCTGATGTGTTCGGTACTAATGCAAAGGTGGGTGTCATGTTCCTTTTTGCTACGCTCTTCAGAGATATTGTTGTGAGCTTTACAAAGAACTTTCCTATTTTGAACCTATTTGGTCCCAAAGGCTCGGGAAAATCTGAGCTCGGACATACGTTGATGAGTTTCTTTATTGCTGACAATACTCCGTTGAATATTCAGAATGCGACGATAGCTGCTTTAGCTGATGCGATTGCTCAATGTAGTAATGCACTCGTGCACATTGATGAGTATAAAAATTGCATTGACCCTGTTAAAATTGAATTCTTAAAAGGTCTGTACGACGGTACTGGACGCAGTCGTATGAACATGGACCTCGACAAAAAGCGTGAGATTACTTCTGTTGACTCTGCTGTCATCCTTTCAGGGCAGGAAATGCCTACCGTTGACGTTGCTTTGTTCAGTCGTACTATATACCTTACTTTTTCACAGACGGTCCATGATCGTGATGCAAAGGTGAAATTCAACGAACTAACTGCTATCCGTAAAATGGGTGTTAGCCATCTTACAAATGAAATTCTTTCTCATCGTACAGAGTTCGAGAACGCTTTCCATGATGCTTATAAATTAGTTTGTGATGACCTTTCACTCGGTATTCAAGGTAACGAAGTCGAAGACCGTATCTGGCGAGATTGGGCAGTATTGCTCACTTCTTATAAGTGCCTCCTTTCCTGTATGTCGCTGCCTTGGAGTTATGAGGAAATGAAGAATATAACAATTGAAGGTATTCGTCTACAGAACCAGGAATGTGCATCGTCAAACGAAATGGGTAATTTCTGGGATATATTCCAGTACATGAGTCAGAGTGGCATGATCTATGACGAGGGCGATTACAAGATTAAATACCTTGATGCTATTTCTACGAATATCCTTGACAATCGCCTTTTCAACAAGAAGACAGCTGTACTTCTCATTCGCCCCAAACGCATTATTCTGCAGTTCAAAAAGGCTGCTAAGATGACAGATTCAAAGACTATGAATGAGCGAAGTATCAGGTTCTATTTGCAGACTTCTCCGGGCTATTTAGGTAAGAAGAAAGGGTCAGAACGCTTTAAGCGCATCATTGACGGCGAAGTACAGAAGCAGTATGGATGCGGCGAGAATGGAGGAAGTCGTGAACTTGTTCAATTCGACAATCCTTTGTGTTTCGATTACGAACTACTGAAGAGTAAGTTTGATTTGAACTTAGAAACTTCGCTGTCAAATGGTGATAGTGACGAGGAAGATATGAATGAGGGTGCGCTGCCTTTCCCTCCAGCACAATAACACAATACATATAATTATGAAAAAGATAATGTTTAGTGATAAGTACCTCCTTACGCAGACGGTGCTGAGCGGCTCAAAGACAATGACAAGGCGAGTAGTACCACAGTCATTATTGGATAAATATGATGCTTGGTACGAGGATTTTCTCTACAAGCAAATAGGCTTAGAAGAATACCTGTCAGTAGAGGAGTATGTGTTAAATTTCACAGCTTACAACATCGGTGAAATCGTGGCGATAGCGCAGTCATATCATACCCTCAACAAGAGCGGATATACTGCTCCAGAATGGCTCGACCATGTGTGTGAGAGTTCCGCTGGATATGAGAATAAGATGTTTGTCCGTGCCGATTTGATGCCCCACCACATCAGAATTACCGATATTAAGGTGGAACGCTTGCAAGACATATCAGATGATGATATTATGCGTGAGGGAGTTTGGAAACTTTCTTACGACAATGGATTGTTCTATGTTTCCACAAATATAGGATATGTTCCTACAGTCGCCTTTCCAAGCGCACGTGAAGCATTTTGGTTTCTCATTGATAAGGTCAGTGGCAAAGGTACGTGGGAGAGTAACCCATGGGTGGTAGCGTATAGTTTTGAATTAGTAGATTAAGCTATGGACGAATTAAGAAGAGAGTATGTCATTCCTATGCATTTAAATCATACGGAAATGATTGATTGTAGTTATCTACCCAATAAAAAGAGTAAATCACGCGCAGGGTCAACACCCTACGCAAGTAAGAGGAAAAAGAAACGTAAAAAATAAAATAAAGTAACTATGGAAGTAATATTAAAGGCAGGGGATAGCCTACAAATCCCACAAGGTTGCAAGGCGGTCATTAAGGACGGAAGTGTAATAATTGAGAAAGGAGAAAAAGATGAAGCACAGGAGTTTAAGGACGGGGACGTGCTTGTACTTGTTGTAAACGGGAAAAGGTGCAATGCTTTTATTTACAAAAGTACGGATAAAAGGGGGTTTCATTATTACTATGTTGGATTAGACGTATGCAATCAGATTTCTATCAGTGAATCTCCAAGCAACAGGTGGAGTAACAATGATTTATCTTACTCTACCGAAGAAGAAAAGCAGCTCCTCTTCGATAAGATGAAAGAACAAGGACTGCTCTGGAACGCTGAGGAAAAGCGAGTGGAGAAGATTAGGTGGAGAGCAGAAGATGGTAAGGAATATTATTATGTTGGCAATCAAGGAATCCTAATGGTAGATACAGAAAGTGGTCATACTGCTGATGAAAATAGATGCGAGTTTGGCAACTACTTTCGCACCAGCGAGCAAGACGAAGAAGCTGCAAGGCGTGTGAAAGAAACATTACGAAAGTACCACGAGGAGATAGGAGAATGAAGAAATGGTGTGAGAGCATTCAATGTTGATAGTCTTACCTATTTACGACATAAGGTAGGAGAAAGAATAGTAATGACTTTTAAGTGATATATATAAGTACTTCTAAAAGGAATTAGAGAGTTAGTTCTTTATACATACTTTTTAACGTTATAATTAAGATTATCGAGAGGGCTGCGTTGTGAAACGCTGTCCTCTTTTTTTTGCTTGTGTGTGTTTCGTCTTTTCGATTGAAAAAAACAATGAATTACACACGGCACACACACTCACACACACGCTGATTATCAATGAGTTACGAGGGCCACATTTACACACATCTTACACACATTTACACACACAAGGCCTGTTTTTATAGCTATTTTACTCTATTTACACACAAATATAGAGATTACACACATTATTCATCTATAAATAAATTTATAATATACTGAATATCAATAACTTATAATTTTGTGTGTAGGTGTGTGTGCTGTGTGTAGCAAAAAACTATATCCTTATAAAACAAGCCAATTTCTTTTTATACAAGGAAAAACAACTTGTTTTGCGTATAACATACGTTTTTTTTACTATATTTGCGACATTAAATATCCTAATTATGAGCGATTTCAATGTCTACATCAAACTTAAACCTTTTGTTCAACAATTTATCCAACACGATTTCGGTACTCCTGCAGTCTTTCCCGACAAAGGACCCGAAAATTCAACGATTCATCATTTTGTCATGCGTCGCCCTGATGATAAAGCCCCTGATGTCGAAGAGGATGGTCTTACAGCTATTTCTATTCCAGACTCATGTACCAAGCCTGCACGCTATTATAACTATTTAACTCCGAGAGGAAAAAAGGCTGTTGCAGAATGTTGCGAGTATCTTTTCAAACGCGCATTGTGGAAAGAGCTCGGAGACATGAGTGATATCGGATGTAATATGATGACGGCTATTTATGCGTGGTGTGAGCAGCATGGTATCTCTATTGATTATGCCGATACAATTCGTCAACGGTGGTACCGATTACGAAATGCGTATATCAAGAATAATATAGATCTAACTGAAAAAAATAGACATGAAAGTCCTTTTTGATTTTTTAACAATAAAATAAATCTACGTTATACTGCTTTTTTTTCGCGCGCGAACACTCACAACGAATACATACAGTTACGTACTTTTTCAAACAAACACAAACAGATATGAAATTAAACACAATTATTCGCATTACGTTGATACCTGTTAAAAATATAACTGAGTATCGTCGGGTTGATAGCAATCATGTTGCTTTAACTCTTAAGACAGACATTGAGCCTTTGTCACATCTCAAAACACCAGCCTCATTATCTGTATCTTCTAAGGTAGATGATGGTTGCGTATCTTTCACTTCTAAGCTCGTTTTTTCAACCTTATGTGACATTGACTGCACACAGAGATATATTGCGTTGTGCGAGACTTCTGCAGGAGATAGTGTAGCCGTCGGTACTGATACGCGCCCTTATCCTATCATCACTCGTGTTGAAAATCACCCAGATAGCCCTTCAGATAGTCAATTGAATACCTATACTCTAACGTACTCATCCGTCAACAAACCACCTCTCGATAAAAAATAGGTACTTTTATGCACATATTATATATTATATCTTTGTGCTAAATCTTTCGAATATGGAATACAAATTCATTATTTCTGGACAAATAGGTGTTGCATTTGATTGGCGGACGGGCCAACGAGGCACGACCGCTAAAATGGTTCGTGACTTTCTGAATGAACACAAAGACGAAGAAGTAGATATTGCTGTTTCTTCGCCTGGAGGTTATGTAGATGCTGGTCTTGAAATCTATCAGATGATTAAGAACCATGGAAAAGTGAATATTCACATTCTTGGTATGACCGCAAGCGCAGCAACATTCCTGACCATGGGGGCGAAATCTGTTGATATGGTCGATGGTTCTTTGATGCTCATTCATAATGCTTCAACGGCTGTGATGGAATGGCAGTCTGCAAATAAAGAGCAACTTGATGAACTGATAGCAAAATTTCAAAAGGAACGTGATGATCTGAATACGATAGATAAGGTCATCGCTTCTCTTTATGCTAAGAAAAACGGCAAATCTGTAGAGGACTGCATGGCTAAGATGCAAAAGGCTGCATGGCTTTCTCCTTCAGATGCGCTTGAATTTGGTCTGATAGATAAGATTCGTGAAGATGATGATGCTGCACGCAAAGCTAATTCTATCCGCAAACATTTTAATAACAATATATTTAAAGAATTTGGTCTACCTCCTTTCCCTACAGCTACTGCTGATGAGGTCGTTGATGAGAAAGGAAATCCAACAAAATCGTTTGTCCAAAAGTCGGTGGAGGCGGTTAAGGCTTTTTTCTCTAACAATCCCGCTAATTCTGTAAAAAACATGATTAAAATTTTCAAAAACGTCATGGACTTGCTGAATGTGAAAGACGGCTTCTCACCTGCAGAAGACGGTTCTATCAATCTCACGCAGGACCAGATTAAGACAGTCGATGACCGTCTTGGAACTTTGCAAAAAGACCTTGATGCTGCCAACACAGCTAAGGACGATTTGCAAAAGCAGTTGGATAAGGCGAATGCCGACCTCGCTGCAGCGAATGAAAAGTTATCTAATCTTTCTAAAGCTCCGGGCGCAGAAACGAAGAACAACGCTCCTGGCACTGTAGAAGACGAGGACGAGCTTAGCTTTGTCAATAAAGCTCGTGAAATGTACAACACTGTAAAAGATCTCTAAACATGGCTAAAGTAACTATTACTCCTGAAGCACTTGCTAAGAGTGCTGCTTCTTTCCGTCGCGAAATTCTGATGATGCCAGTTTTTTCACTCGGTGAATTCTTGAAGCATGTTACCGTGCGCACTGGTATTCGCTATTCGGAGACCGTTGGCGAATTGACCGGTGACATGCAAATGGGTCCTTACGACCAGAATAGAGAGGATGACGAGGATGTAAGCATCGTTGCACGTACGCTTTACACCTACTTTGGTAGCGTAGTAAAGAACTTCTCTCCTAACTCTATTTATCAGTCAATTTATGGTTCTGCACTCACTAAGGGTGAGGGGTTGAAGACAACTGATATCACAAGAACTGTGCTGAACTATCTCTCCTCTAAGGTGGGACAAAACTTGTACAAGAGTGTTTGGAAGGCTAAGCGCTCAGATACAGGTACTAAGACGATTGAACTTTTCAACGGCTTTGATACCATTACCGCGGACGAAATTACGGCTGGTAACATCGCAGCTGGTAAGGGTAATTTCTTGCAGCTTGATGTCACAAAGATTGACGCGACGAATGCTGTCGACACGTTGAAGAAGATTTGGCGTGCTGCTAATGAGCACTTGCGTGATCAGCAATGTAAGCTTTTTGTTCCACCTTCAGTGCTTGATGCTTACAACGATGACTACAAGACAGTAACGGGTGCTATCCCTTACAACTTGCAGTATAAACAGACTTTCGTCGAGGGTTCTGAAAATCGTTGCGAAATCGTTGCGCTTGCTAACAAGAGTGGGTCTGACTACATTCATCTGACTACAAAGAACAACATGCTGGTTGGTCTCAATCAAATGGGTGAGGATGAGACTGTTGCAGTTGAAAAGCATAAGGCATTCGTACTGCAGTTCGTCATGACGATGTTCTTCGGTTGTCAGTTCGAGTCTATTAGCCCTGAACGCTTGCTTGTTGCAAAGTACAAGGCTTAATATTTAATCTCTAAATTCTAAGAATATGGCTAAAAGTTGTACAGATATGGCCGACATCTATAAGAGTGTCGAGCATTGTCAAGGTCAGGTGTCTATGCCTGGCGCAATTGAAAAGGCTTATTTCATCAAAAAGGCTAAGATAGCAAAGTGGCCGAAGCTTCCTTTTGCTGAAGCAACTGATATCGATAAGGTTGCTGTTTATGACGGCGACTTTGCCCTCGCTGCTGATGCTAAGTTTCATCGCATAGACCTTATGCCTAACGAGATGGAGCCTGAAAGTGAGCAGGTGGGTGCTTATGGCTCTTACCACTTCAATAACAAGGCGACCCTGCCTATACCTGGTACTGCTGAAAAAGCTACAGGTACTATCGCTATGATGAATAACGATGATGTTATCATTGTTATTTTCCAGCGCGACGGCAAGGCACGCATCATCGGTGATCCTGGCTTTCACACAAATGTGAAGCCCGCGCAGAAGTGGGGCAAGAGTTCAAATGATGCTAACCAAACGAGCATCGAGGCTTCTTGTGAGAGCCTTGTTCCACTGCCTTTCTATCCAGGCAAGCTGGTTACTGATGACGGCGAAATTAGCGGCGCTACAGGTCAGTTGATTTCTCCTGCAGCTGCTGGTGTTCCTGGTGGTTAAACTTCTCTGTTTTATAACATAACTTCTGTTTCAAGGCACGGCCGGCGTTCGCCGTCGTGCCTTCTTTATTAAAATAATTTATTATGAACGTAGATCCTAAATTTACAAAAGAAATTCAGGAGTGGTTGAATCAAGAACCTCTTCCTTTAGATTCTGCTTCTGCAGGTGCATCTTTGCTTTTGCGTATAGCACCTCGTAATCAAGCTTATGCTCGCTTTCTCTCTTTGTCTCTTCAGCGCCCTGAAGCTATTATTGATAAAATAGTTTATGAGCTGAAGCAACATCTTAAATATCGACTTGACGGCTTAACGCTTGACGAGGTGAATCTCCTTGATAAAGAGGTTATTCCGAGCGCTCAAAAACTTCTCGATAATGGCAAACCTGCTGCGGATGATGATGCACTTTTGCTTGATACTGAGAATAAGCCTGTTATTCCTTTGCAGGTCAATATCTCTGATGATAGCGAGAAGCCTTGCTTTGTTCGTCAGTTAGGCCGTCGTGAGGACCACGATAAACTGCCAGAGAAGGTGCAACAGCTATGGACCGACAATGGTAACCTTTATAAGGATATCAAGGCCTTGTTTGAGGAACTAAAGGCGATGAACGACTTGCCTTCATGTCAGCGTTATGATAAGCTTCAATTGCTCGCGTCGATGGACGCTAAATATTTCAAGCAGATGGCTGCTTATGATGAAGCTGTCATTGATACGACTACTCCAACAACGCCATCGACTGAAAACACGGAAACTACACTTGATAACAGCGTTAATTCTGCACGTAGCTATTTGAGCAAGAATCAATCGAAGCTTGCTACCTTGAAGCTTGCTGTAGAGGGCGAGGGTGCTTCTGATAGTGACCGCGCTGCTTTTACTGATTTGCTTGCGAAGATGCAACAGCGTGTTGATACTATTCGCAAAGCTGGTGCTGTTATCGGTGATGACTTGCGCACAAGTCTTGTTGCTTTAGGTCTTTCTTTTGATGATAAGCAAGAAAATACAACAGAATCTGAAACCGCTGAATAGTACTGCTTTGCAGTGCTATCTCGGTACTGGCATTCACACGCTCGGTTTGCTCGGGTGGATTCTCGAGCAGACTGGGCGTGCTGATGTCTATGTTTCTACTTTTTCTACGAGCGAAGAGTTCCTGAATGGCTTTCTTAATCTTCGTAAAAAGGGACTTGTTCGTCGTGCTGTAATGGTTGCGGACTTAAAAGCTTCAAAGAAGACGGTCAAGCTCAATCAACTGATGTCATATTGCTTCGATGCTGCTTATTTGGGCATGAATCACTCTAAAATAGTGCTTGTACAAACGGATGCTGGGCAAACTATTTCAGTCGCTTCAAGTCAGAATAACACTTACGGAGGACGTGCTGAGTGTACAATTATCTCTACATCACAAGAAATTTTCCTTTCGCTGTATGAGGGGTTGAAAAAAATAATTGATAATAGTAGTGAATTAAATGGAATATACAAAAGAGCAGTTGAAAATGATAGAAAAGTTAGCGCGTCAGCTGACTCCGGCGACTCAGATTGGTTGCCTTTTGGGTATTGACGAAGACGTTTTTTCGCTTGATATTCAAACAAAAGGTAATCCTGCACGGATTGCATTTTTGAGGGGTATGTCGGTTACCGCTAATGACTTGCGCTGCAAGAACCTTGAACTTGCTGAAGCTTGCGCTCCTTCTGCTATTACACAATGCTTCTCTGACTTGAATAAAATGCTAATCGATTTGCAATAAAATATGAGCCTGCCTGCTAATATTGATGACTATCAACTTAATCTGTTCGCTTCGATTGATGAGATGCGAGAGAAAATGTTGCCGGAACACGTTGTAAAACGCTTGCTCCGGCTTCGGGCGTTGTACACTTTTTGGCTGAATTATCCTCAAAAATCTTCTCGCGAGATCTTGAAGCATGATCTTGATATGAATGCTGATATCAAGCAGCGTGAGGCGTATGATGATGTGCGTTTGCTGAAGATATTAATCGGAAATATCGAAAAGGAGTCGAAAGAATGGCATCGGCATGTATTCAATCAGCGCACGGAAGAAGTGTATAAAAAGGCTATGGCTGCTCAAGACTTTCGGTCCGCCGAAAAGGCAAATGCGGATTATGCGAAATACAATCGCGTTGGTGAAATTGATGCCGTCCCTGTTGATTATAGCGAAATTAAACCGCTTATCATTGAACCGACTGATGACCCATCTGTTGTCGGCATCAAGCCTGTTAAAGGACTTCGTGATAAGATTGCTAAGCTTAAGAAAAGGTTTGGCGCTGATCTGGAATACACAGATTTTGTTGAAGTGAAAGAAGATATAAATAGTTTCGAAGATGGCGACACAGGACAGGAAGAAAATCTATCTCAATGACGCGCAATATTATTCCCTCGCGATGTCTCCGCGTAACCTCATTGATGTGTGCGGTCGTGGTATCGGTAAGGGTCTTATTCAAGCTAAGCGCATGCTTGACCTTGTTCAGTTCATGCCTCGCTGCTCGATAGGCTTTGTCGTGCCCTCAGTCAAACGTGGCCTTACTAACATCTTGCCTTCTATCCTTATGCACCTTAATAATTGGGGGTATAAGAAAGATTTATTTTATTGTGTCGGGCATCGCCCTGCTAAGGCATCTAATTGGGCTAAACCGATTTGGGAACCTGAAAGCTATGATAATGTTGTGTCTTTCTACAATGGTTCATACGTGACGCTTATCTCGCAAGATAGGAGCGGTACAAGTAACTCTATGTCGCTTGACGCTATCCTTATTGACGAAGCAAAATTTATAGATTTTGAGCAGCTTAAAAATGAGACTTTTCAGGCTAATCGTGGTAATGAAATGTATTTCGGGAACTGCTTTCTGCATCACGGATTGACGATAACCTCCGATATGCCTGTAACGAAAGCTGGATCATGGTTCCTCAATTTCGAGAAGCAAATGGACCCCGAATTGGTTGAAGTGGTCGAGGGGCTTGTTTTCCAAATCTGGAAAGTCAAGCAAGCTGCAGCTAAATATCCGGAGAGGCAAGCGTATTACGCAAAAAAAATCAATGAATTGCAGTCTACCATTAATGAGCTGCGTAGGCATCTTACTTTATATAAAGAGTATTCGAGCCTCGAAAATCTTGCTATCCTGGGCGAACAATTCTTTTATGATCAGAAACGCAACTTGCCTGCACTCACCTTTGCAACCTCTATTTTAGGGCTTCGTATAGGGCTGCAGATGGACGGCTTTTATAATTGCTTACGTCCTTCTAATCTCTACACTGCGCCAAAAACGTCGTATCTCGACGGCCTTGATTATGATTTCAAACGGCTTCAGGATGTCGACTGCAGGATGGATGCTGATCTTGAACCTGACAGACCGCTCATCATCACCTTTGACGCGAACATAAATATTAACTGGTGTGTTGTCGGGCAGCTTGGAAATGACGGCAAGGCGCGTGTCGTTAATTCGCTATACGTAAAGTATGAGCGCAAACTTCCTCAACTTGTTGAAGATTTCTGTAAATATTACGAATATTTCCCTAATCGACAGGTCGTTTTCTACTATGATACGACCTTTATCAGCAATAACTACGCTGTCGGCAATGATGACTTCCACGCTGTGATTTGTAACGTCTTGAAGTCGCACGGCTGGTACGTTAATGACGTGTGCATCGGCAAGCAGTGGAATCATATTGAGAAGCAGCTGCTCATCAACAGAATGTTTCAAGGACGTGCAAAACATCAACTACTTTTCAATAGAGATAATAATCCTGATCTTCTCCTTTCTATCCAAACAGCAGGCGTGTACATGGGTAAGAAAGATAAACGAGGAGAGAAGCTCGCGGAGACTGAAGAAGATAAGCTTGAGAACCGCACAGACGGCTCCGACGCTTTTGACACTTTTGCAATCGGTGTAGAGAAATTCCCCACATTCGATATCAACATGTCAGGCGCTGTCGTATCTTCGTTCAACGGACGTTAGGCCCCCAGCCCCTAAAGGGGGGAGTAGGTCGCTACGCGGTGTTTTTGTGTTCGTAGCGAACCTTTTTTTTCTTCCAAATCCCAATCTCCTACTTTCAGATTTCGATGCAAAGGTAGAGGCGTCGGTTGTCTGAACCAGTGAACCTGACACTTTTTGTAGTCGGAGCCTCCGTCATTTTTCGCTGCGCTGAAAAATAACGGCATCCAACATCAAAAAGGTGCCAGAACCCCAGCGTTCTGACACCCTGCCACCTCTTAACCTCGCATCGGAAATCGAAAGAAGGCGACCGGGCTTTGTACGGAATAAAAAAAAAGTTCACTCCTCACGTGGAAATCTCCAGTAAGGCTCTTGAACATTACCAGAATTTTAACCAATATGAATATGAAAAAGATTAATTTTTATGAGTATTTACCTCAAAGATTTGCTGCTACAAGCGAGCAAATTGTTAAGGTGCGTAACCTTATTTACAATTTCAAAAGTGGTCGCAAGGAGGCTGCAAATTTTGCAGCTGATTTAATTGTACGCTTAATGTGGAATTGGTATGGCCACAAATGCAATGAATATACTATTGTGTGTGTGCCTGCTTCTTCTAATGCTGAATATCGTCACCGCTTTAGTTATTTCTCTCATGTTGTTGCTTGCCGTTGTCAGCAGGATAACGCTATGCAGCATATTAAAATTTTAGGCAAACGTGATGCTTTGCATCGCACTGCAAATCATGTTGTGCAGGACAACGGCAACTATCATGTTGTTTTTGATAAAGAGTTCTTTGCAGGGCGCAAGGTTATTATATTCGATGACCTTGTTACAACAGGCACAACAGCGGAAAATTTTGCAGCACTTTTGCAGGAAACAGGGGCGGAGGTTATGGGCGCTTTGTTTATTGCTAAGTCGGTGAAAGGCATATCTAAAAAATCATATAATCAATATAAATAATAATCATCATGAATAATTCTAATATTTGCAGTTGGGTTAAGGAAGAGCAGCCACGTTTCAAATTTGATAATGTAGGGGGCGATGTAGTTACTAATGCGGAATTGTTGTCTATCATCATAGGGAGTGGCAGCACGCAACTTAATGCTGTTGAGTTGTGCAGGGAGTTGCTGAATAATTGCGGGCAAAGTCTTGCGAGGTTGGCCCGAATGACAACGGCTGAACTTATGCGCTTTGAGGGCATAGGAAAGAGCAAGGCTCTTAGCATAAGGGCAGCATTTGAACTCGCGAATCGTAGGCAGGCCGAGCAGGCGCATGATATAGTAGAATTCTCGTCTTCTCTCGCTATCTATGAGTATCTTTTGCCTAAAATGCGCGATTTATCTGTAGAGCAGGGGCATGCGTTGTTGCTTAATCAACGCTACCAGCTTATTAAAGCTATAAAGATAAGCGAGGGGGGAATTACGGAAACGGCGGTTGATGTTCGCGTTATTCTAAAAGAGGCCTTATTGTGTAATGCTACAGTGTTAGCCTTTGCACATAACCACCCGAGCGGTGGTGTTAGGCCGTCAGTGGCTGACGATAAACTTACAAGGCAATTGGAAAAGGCTTGCGAGGCTGTTCGCATCTATCTCGTTGACCATGTTATCGTTACGGATGGCAACTTTTATTCTTATCGTGACAACGGGAAATTATAAAATTGTTTTTCCAAAGGAGAGGGCAGGCAGCTTTTGAGTTGCCTGCCTTTTTTCGTGCCCTCCTTTGCGACCGCAAGCAATTGCCTTGCTGTAACTTTGTTTTACATATTCCGCTAAACTCAAAGAGGCAATTGCCATGTCGGGCGTAGGGCGGTGGGGGGTACAAAAAGAGCGAAGTTCGCTTTTTTCTTTCAGTTAAAACGTTTCTCGCTGTAATTCAACGTTTTAACTGCTTAGGGCCGTGCAAAATAGGAATAAAAGCCGTGTTTTGTTGCTCCAATTTCCTCGAAAATCGGAGCCTCGCCAACAAAAACGCCCTTTTTGACTAACATTTTACCTGTTTCTTAAGCAATTGCCTTGCAATTTATTGTTATCGTTTCTTAGTATTCTCATCGCTTTAATTGCTTAAAATATTCCTTACAACGCCTTTTTTGGGTCTAAAATCATGTATTTGTGTTAAAATAGTGTTAAATCCGCAAATATATATTGCGGATTTAATTTTATTTCTATCTTTGCAACGTAAACAAATAACAACAACAATTAAAAGGTGAGACACACCATAACAACTGTTCAAAATTATGAAGAACGTAGAAAACAAAAAACAGATTTTAGTTGAACTTTTCAACGAGTGCAAATTTAACGGAGGCGAAGAGCCTACAACCCTAAAAGAATATGTTGAGCGCGAAGCAGATAACGACCCTAACTTCTTTGGGTGGTTGTTCGACAATGGCGACATTGAGAGCTATGCCGACCTTACTGATGAACAGAAGCAAGAGTATAAAGATTTCTTAGGCAACTTGCCTGATGAAGAAGTACAAGAACCAGAATCTCTTGAATCACTTGCAGCTTTCAGCGAAGATAATACCTCTTTGTACTTTCACGAATTTGAACTTGAGGCAAATGGTTATGACATGCTTGATATAACAGAAGAATACCCTGAATATGACTTTGTAGAACGCGAAGCAGACGGCCGACTTGTATTTCACCTCAACGAAGGAAATAAATAATAATCAATCTAAGTAGAAACCTTAACGCTGGGCTATCGGCATGACGGGCAATAAATATGAAAAAAGGTTTCAAAAAACATGAAGTGCAATGTACATGGTATGCAAATCAGAATGTAGGATGCAGAAGTATTTTCGAGTTAGATATAGTAATCAAGACATTTCGCTGGGTCGCTTCTTCTTGGAATGGCCTTTGTTACGAACGTGCGACCTTTTTCTGCTCTGATGCTGATTTTAAGAGATTACAGAATTTCCTCTCATCTTACACTGATTTTGAAGGTGTTACAATTGAATAAACATTATCTATTAGCCCTCCTGCTACGAAGTAAGAGGGCATAATTATATTGTGTAATTCACTTGTTTTTTATAGTGAAACAAATTTGATTCATTTTTGCACGAGATTTTATTTGCACTTTTGATTTTCTTTTGTATATTTGCAGTGTACAAATAAATAATTAGCACATGAAAAATGTAACATTAAGAATTGATGACGCTCTCTACAACGAAATGAGCAAGAATGAAGGCATTTCATTTAACGAAAAGATTAACGCTTCCTTACGCAAGCTTTCTGCAATTGAAAAAGCGAGCATGAATGAATTGCGCGGACGTTTCGACGTTTCAGAATGGAAAGCTATTGTTGATAGCCTAAATGGTACTTATACACAAGACGAGACTTTCCGCTATTCACAAGATGCTCTAATAGCACACATGGAGGATAGCGATTTATATGAAGGTATCGGTGCAAAGTGGAACGTTGATGTAAAGTCGCTTTGCGAAAAAATAAAGGCTTTATCATCTGCGCAAATAGATGCACTTTATTGTCGTGTTGAGAAGTTTTGGGAACATCCTGATACCGACCTCGACGCATGGGCTTTGTTTTGAAAAGTAGAGTATAAAGCTCCTTTTCGGAGATAAATTAATATTTTGTGTTAAAATCATGTTAAATCCGCAAGTATATCTTGCGGATTTAATTTTTATTCTTATCTTTGCAATGTAATCAATTAACAACAACAATAAAAATGGTGAGACACACCACAACAACTGTAAGGATTATGACAACAATTGAGAATCTTCTAAAGAAATTAGACGGCGTTAGAGTTCACACTGCAGGCACTGGTTCTATTTATGTATATTACAATAATCTTAAAGTTAGAGTATCGGACCACGAACCAAATTTTGGCGCGCCTAATCGACATAACGATAAATGTTTTTATCTGAAAGATATTGACGGCCAAATCTTTGACATATATAATGTTGTCGAAGAAGTCGCTGAATATTTAGAGATAGAAATTAAAGGCACGCTAAAAGGCATGATTACTAAGCATCTTAATGCGGAAATGAAACTTTCCGAAGAACGGTTCAAGTTTCATTTAGCTGCTGAAAAAGAACGCGAAGAAGCTGTTGCAGTCTATAATGCAAAATGCGAAAAGTTGAAAGCGATTGTTGATGCAAATAAGGAGGAAGTAGAGAAGATGTGGAATGAGGCAGATGCATACGGCGACCAGGCAAGCAATGGAGATAAGCGTCGCAAACGTAGAAGCAAGATGTTTAATCGACTCTTTACGGCAAGATTTGGTTTTGAACCTATTAATTTAGAAATTAGAAAATATTTGATGAATGAATAAATACATATTACAAAAGAGCAGCACCCGGCCCAATGGCTGGGTACTGACGGATAGAGAAAACGGTATCGTTATCACTTTTGATGAGGGGTTGTTCAACGAAAGTCATAATGTTACACCTCTTGAAGATATCAGTCACACGCCACAAGAACTTGCTCGTATCATGCGAGAGATGGGCGAATGGGTTGCACGTTATCATGGTGCTATATGCTTCAAAGATACTTTTGTTTTTGAATTTAGTGAGGATGAAAGTGAGTTGTATCTTGTACGCACAAAGGCTCCGTGTTGGCGACTTGTTCTAAATAGAGGCGAATTTGATAATATTAAGCTCGCAACATCTTTGCGGAAAGCAGCCGAATTTCTAACTAAAAAAGTGAGATGATGAAAAAAATTGCTATTGTGAGAGTGGCGCATCAGCATGGAGTTACAATTCCGATGATCGCCGATAAATTAGGATTGAAAGAACGTACGCTATCCTGGCGTATGGCACAAGATATGCGCTTAAGCTTTCTTTATGATATTGCACAAGCAATAGGTTGCGATGTAACAGATTTATTTGTAGACGTTTGATATTTCCATTAAAAGTGTTAAATCTTCTATTGATAACAAAAAAGTAAGCAAAATATTTGGTGGTTGCTTACTTTTTTGTTATCTTTGCATTGTGATTAAAACAAAGAGCTCTTTTATTTTATGAAACATTCAGAACTTATTCGTAAGTTGAAGAAGGCAGGATGCCTTTTGAAACGACATGGTGCTTCGCATGATGTTTGGCTTAATCCTAAAACAGGAGCGAGAACAACAATACCGAGGCACGGAAGCAAGGAGATTAAGGAGAAAACAGCAAAGTCTATCCTTAAAGACCTCTTGAATGAGTAAAGGAGGGCCACCTGCAATAGGGTGGGTGGCTTCTCTTTTTCTTGAATGAATATAGATGTGATAGGACATTTTAAAAATATTATAAATATGGAAAAGATTATTGCAAAAGTTGAACGTGAGCCAGGCGAGAAAAATTTTTCTTGTGTGCTTGAAGTGGATAGTGTTAAGGCGCGTGTTCTTGGTCAAGGGAGTTCTGCAAAGGCTGCAATTGCCGATATGCTTTCAGGCTGGGAGGACACTAAGCTTGATTTGAAAGAGGATGGTATTAGAGTTCCTGAATTAGAAATTGAATATACTTTTGATGTAGGGGCTTTATTTAACTATTATGACTTTATAAATGTTGCAGGCGTTTCAAGAGAAATTGGTGTCAGCGAAGCTGTTATGCGTCAATATGCTGTTGGTACAAGGAGACCCAGCCAGGAGCGTAAGCAACTGATTGTTCAAGGCATCAAGTCGCTCGCTAAGAAAATAGAAGTAGTGAGTGTTTATTGATAGAATATTGAATGCTTCATGCTTCAATTAAGTAAAAGAACTCTTGCCTCTTGTGCGTGAGCATGGGAGGCTTTTTTATGTGTATGACTATGTGTATAAATTTAGTTGTAAAATAAACTCTCTAATCGTTTGCCGGTTAGGGAGTTTTTATTTACTTTTGCATATACCAACTTTTCATAAAGTTGAAGGTTATTTGTATAGGCTTTTTGCTTGTGAAAGTAGAAAGCCATTTTATCATGAAATATTATAACTCTTAATTATATAACGTAGTAAAAGTAAAAAAATGGAGAAGCACACCTTTACTGTCATTGATATTGAAACAATGACACCTGAAAGAACGAGTGCCTGTGCTTTGGGCCTTGTTCGTGTAGAGAACGATGTCATCGTTCAAAAGTTTTATTCTCTCATCAAACCTATCCCTGATGATAGAACAGTTACTAACACCCATGTTCATGGGATTACTCCCGAAATGGTTGAGAATGCCCCTACTTTCCAAGAATTATGGCCTACAATTGAACATTATATATCAGGGCAAGTGTTGGCAGCTCATAACACCTCTTTTGACCTCGATGTGTTGGAAAAGGTGTCATTGCATTATGGCATAACAATTTCAATTCCAGGCATTGTTGACACATTCACCTTAACGCAACTCTCTTTAGAGGAAACGTGCAAGGTGCTGCATGTTGATTTAGGGAAACATCATGATGCCCTTTGTGATGCTACAGCTTGTGCAGAGATAATCCTTGTGTTGTCGGGCGTGGAATTACCCAGGCCTACGGAAAGCATCCCGCATTTTGTCAAGCCTAAAGAAAAAACATTGAAAAAAGAGACAAAACAACCTTTATCCCCTGAAGAAGTGGAGAATAAAGAAACTCCTTTCTTCATGAAAAGAGTTGTGCTGACAGGAAACCTTGAAACGTTCCCTGCTCGAGAAACTATTGCAGAAGTACTCAAAGCGTATGGTGCAGACATTAATACCTCTATATCTAAAAGGACTGACATTGTTATTGTCGGTAAAGGGGCAGGCCCGTCTAAAATGCAGAAAATAGAGGAATTGCAAGCACAAGGTCACAATTTAAGAGTTATAGAAGAACCTGAATTGCTTAGCATAATGAAAGAATTTAATATTGAATTCTAAACTTTTCCCCGAAATCTCTTGCAGGTTTCGGGGATTTTCTTTAATTTTGCCATCGGTTAAAAGATAATGGTAGACCATTCCGGCGAGCAGCGGTTACTTGCTCGGCAAAATTGCTCGGGCTTTTTTTATGCCCACAACTAATATATTTGGCGGTTGCCTTCTCGTAGATTTTCAAAGCTCTTCGGAGTGGAAGCATTATCTTTTAACCAGCGAGATTGGCGACCGCCTTTCTCGTTTTACCGGCAACGCAGCGGAACTGCAGGAAAGGTTAAAAGATAATGCAATATGCAGCAACAAACTATCCAATTTGACGGAGCGCAAATTCAACAGCGCGTCGATGTTCGCGCAATGTTTGCGAACGCAGTAAATTCAGTAAACAACTATCTTAACCAGCGCAGCGAGGTGTATTCGCGGTTGTGTGACTTCTCCGTGACACGCCGCACGGTGCTCTACATGCACTTAGGTACAATCTGCTTAGGTGTGAGCGTCTTTGCGGTTGTCTCTCACCCTCTCGTAGCTATTCCTGCTGCTGCCTGTGCAGGCTGGCTTGTGTATAGACTTAACAATAAAGAAAAACGAAAAAAGTAACACTTAGTTAGTCAGCAGCACAATTAATAGTGTAAGTCGGTTGTCTTGATGCTGGATGATTCGACTTGCACGTAACTCTTTACTAAATAATAAAAGGAAAATGAAAACATCTATAGTTGATAGATATTTCTCTTACACACGTACAAATGTAGAGAAAAATTGGCTTAAATTGCTGCATAACACAATTTACAGAGAAGATAAACTTTTTAATATGATTTCGCTATGACAAAGTTAAATTTAAATCAGCAAGCAACTGAAGCTTTAGAAGATCTTCTTGATACTAATGCACTTGAGGTGAGAATATCTCTTTGCAATGATATTACGGACAAAATTTTGTCAGGCAATGATTTTTCTGATGAAGAGCTGCTTGATTATGTACGCAGCTTTCACGCGCTTAGAAGACAATTAGAAACAATTTTAAAAGGTAAAAAAGATGAATGAGATTAATAAAATAGAGCGTAATGTACTTGATGCGTACTTTAGCACGCGTGTTAATAACGCTCCTCCTCCCTCACAAAGTAATCTTTTTGTCACTGACAACAAGACTACACTTGAAATCGTCGAGGCGTTAGATAGTACTTATCCGCTTACACAGCAGGATGTTGTTAGCTATATGACAGAACATGGTTACATACTCGAACCTGATGAATCGGGTGGGCTGATTTGGAAAATTTGGAGGCTGAGATAATTTTTTCTCAGTTTTGAACGTAGAAATACATTTTTTTACATATCTTTGTTTTAATATTCGCCTGGTAACAGGCAATTGGCTAAAATTCGGCTGCAGGCGTCGCGAGGACGTCTGCAGTTTTTTATTGTATACAATCTACCTACCTTATATTTGTATTTTTGTTAACTTGTATTCTCCGCTATCTTTGTGTTGTAAATCGATTTGATATGATTACTATCTTAAAATCTCTTGCAGGCACCTATTTCAGTGCATCAATTCCCGATATAGCCTTCACGATTGGGGGCAGTCGTGCAGGCGTTGTCATGACGGTTGACGGTGTGCGAATATATGACGAGCACCTTTATCAGTATGACGGCAGCATTGAACTCACAGACCTCTCCGCACTCTTCACTTCGTATGCACATGCGAGGTTGAGCGTAGATGTTGTTGTAACAATTACCGACCTCGGCGACGATGACGCTGTGATTGATACAAAGACGCTGAATGCTAAAGTTGTATATTGTGCTGCTGATTTCACACAAGGCACTGTAACAGCTAATGCAGAAGACTTCTTGCGTACGCATTTTCTGTCTATTTACAGCGGTGACCGCGTGTCGGCCTTAGGTCGCTTGGAGTTCCTACACTATCTCGGTACTGACTCGGCTGCTGTCAAGGCGACCTATGTCGACGGCTCAACGGCTGACTTCGCTGCAACTAAGGTGCAAGGTAATAGCAAATATTCAACTATTGACGTGTCGCCCTCGCGCTTCACAAAAGCTGATAAGGTGCTTGACTTTTTTGTTGTCAAGGCTGGCGAGCGTACACAAAAATATACGATAGACTGGACCCACCCTGATTGCGCACCTATCTTGATGTTTGAGAACTCATTCGGTTGTGACGAGTTGATGTATTGTGTAGGTAAACATCAGGTTAGCCCCTCTTTCAAGCGTACGACGGCTAATGTGCTCGGTAAAACGCGTAATATAGAAATTGTTGAAAACCGACTCTTCAAGGCTGATACTGGCTATCTCACGATTGCACAACAGAACTGGGTCGATGAACTCTTTCGAGCGGAGCGCGTGCATGTTGTGAATTTCGTTAACGGACAGCCTGTTGTCGGCAAGGAGGTGACACTTACAGAGTCTAAGTCGGAGGTATCAAATCTTGATGATGAGATAGCACGCTTCACTTTCTCTTATCAGTATGCACAACGCATTCACAACGTTATTGACCTGCAGCGTGCGGGCAGAATTTTCGACAATACTTTTGATAATACTTTTGACTAATGAATAAGCCTATTCACATCACAGAAATGCGCAAGCAGCTTGATATAGCTGCTATTCGCAAGCAACTTGTAAACCTGAAATGCTGGAAGCTCAAAACAGGTGACATTATTGAGTATAAAGGCTGGCTGGTAAAGTCGGGACATTGGCGCGGTGGTACTCATCGCCTGGTTAATCCTAAGAATCGGCAGATTCGCGAGGTGCGCGATGTGTGTATTTTTGAGTTTATGGGCGCAGAAATCTATATGTAAAAATGGAAAATGATTCAACGTTGAACTTCATTGAAAAGCGCGGAGATTACGAAATCTACAGCGCTCCTGCAGCTGGCTTTGTGAATGGTCACAGCGCATCTGCTAACGCGGAGTATTCCGAGAATTCCTCTGTTGTCTTTGACGATAGTGGTATCATTCAACCCCGAACGTTCACGCAGGCTGGCAAGAGTTATAAGTATATTCCGTTTGGGGCCGATGACATGCTGCCTTATCACATTATCGAAAAGGTGGGCGAAAATATGGTCATGGCCCAAAACAAGCTCTTCAATGCGCTCACGTGCTATGGGCAGGGTGTACGCTTCTACGACATCGCTACTGAAAAGAAGACGCGAGATCGTGAAATTCGCGACTTCTATTTTCGTAATCAACTCAACCGATTCTTTATTGAGCAGGTGCTTGACATGAAGTATTTCTTTTTTACTGTTACGGTTATTGTGCTTGACAATGAGGGGTGTCACATCGTGCAGGTACGACATAAAGAAAGTTGCTTCTGTCGCTTCGAAAAAGCTGACGATAACGGCCGTATCAATCATGTTTTTTATGCAAACTGGAAAAATACGGTACAAGATGGTGACGTGGAAATCATTGAGTTGCTTGATGAAATAGATCCTTGGGGTGATTTGCGCGTGCGCATGGGCCTTGACCCTGACCCCACTACTGGCGAGTGTCGTAGGGCTGCTCGAGGTGACGCTTTCGGTCGTGCTACACGCACACGTAAATTTGCTATCCTTACAAGATTCCCCACACCAGGTTATCAGTACTATCCTATTCCTTTCTATGTCGCAACGTTCAAAGATTCGTGGTATGATATCTATGAACTAATAGGCAAGGGCAAGCGTGCGAAGATTCGCAACTCTGCTCCTCCGCGTTTTCAGGTTGAGGTACATAAAGATTACTGGAGGCAGATCTGTGAAGAAGAAGGTATCACCGACCCTGACAAAATTAAGGCACGCATCAAGCAGGAGAAGCAGAATATCAACGACTTTATTGGTGGTAACGAGAACATCGGGAAAACGTGGATTTCTGGCTTCTATATCGACCCTGCATCGGGCAAGGAGGTGCACATGGTGCATATTGTCGATGTTGAGCAAGGGCGCAAAGAGGGTGGAGACTGGGCCGATGACGTGCAGGAAGCGAGTAACTCGCTTTGCTACGGCGACAATGTTCATCCTAACCTTGTTGGCGCTACGCCGGGCAAGTCAGCGATGAACAACAGTGGTAGTGATAAGCGCGAGCTATTCTTATTGAAGCAGGCTGCGGAGACGGCCTTTCATGATGTGCTGCTTGAACCTTTCCGCGTTATGCTGTATTACAACAATTGGCAAGAGAAATACGATGTTGATGTACCTTTTATTGTGCTGACAACGCTTGACGAGAATAAAGAAAAGAAAGAAGTGAAACCTAACCCTGACGCAAATGGAAACAACAGTAACGAGGCTTGAAATTACTCGTAAAATATTAGAGGCTGCCGTCGTGGTAGCTACGAGCAAAAATGGCAGTGTTTTTGATATGCTTACAACTGCCATTTCTGATACTTATTCTAACTTTTCTGCTTATGTTTTGAATGAGATTGGACGGCAAGCAGTAGAAGAGAGTACAGATCATGAGCTGCTTGCACTCGTGAAATCTTACGTATGTCGACGCGCTTTCTATGACAATGCACGTCAACTCGACCTCGTGATGACTGCGTCAGGTTTCGGTGTCGTATCGGCTTCGGACCTTGCACCTGCTTCAAAGGTGCGCGTCGATGCGATGTTAGCGAACGTGGAGCGGTTATACTTAACGGACTTTTCACTCATCCTCCCTCGTTTGTTCAAATTACAAGGGTGGTTTGAGGCTTCACACATGAAGCTTTCGCTTATCAATACCTACTTTGACTATTGTAACATCTGTGGCTATAATCACTCTACGATTGAAGACTTCAAAGCTGCACAACCCTTACTTGCAGAGGGTGAGCAGTTATTGAGAGCTAAGATTAGTGACGCGCAATTTGATGCGTTCGTCAAGGCTGTGGCCACCAACTCGGCAACGGATGCTGTCAAGCGTGCTATTGATAAAGCGCGCTTTTGGTTAGTGTTGCATTTGAGGGGTGATAAAACGGCGGAACGTTTTGCGTATAATCAACTCTCTTCGATAATGGAGGACAATATCGATGAGTTCAGTGAGTATAAGAATAGTAAGGAATATAAGGCGAATCATTATGAGAATTACAAGAACACTAAGGAGTCAGGGGTGTACTTTTTCTAAAGAAAAGGGGTTGATACTGCATGCGCCTCGTTCCTGGCGTGAACTATCACAAGACCAACTGCGTTACGTGTTCGGCCTGCTCGGTACGTTCAGCGACCTTACACAAATTAAAACTTTTATGTTCATGCGCTTTTGTGGTATTCACGTGCAAAAGTGGACTTCAAAAGGTGTGTTCTGCTTTATGCGCGGTCGATTTGGACGTAGGAAATTCTTTACTATTACGGCTAATCAAGTTCAGAGTCTTATTCATCAGTTTGACTTCATCGACAGCTTCGACACTATGAATGTGCGGTTGGATAGCATTCGTGGTTGTTGGGCTGTCGATGTGAACTTGCACGGCATTTCCTTTATTGACTACCTTTCAGCAGAGACAGCATTTCAGGTGTATCTTTCTTCTAAAAAAATGGAGAATATTGATACACTTGCTCGCATCCTCTATCGCAAGCGCAATGGGGATGCCCCTAAGCGCCTGAAGCTTGATATTGCGGAGCGTACCAGCGTATTCGCTTGGTTCTGCTATGTTAAGGCCGAATTTGCAAGACAATTCCCTTCTTTCTTTCATCCTGCTGGGAGTGAGCCTACAAAATGGGATTTGCTAAAAATGGCAAATATCCAGTTGCGGGC